AACAACATTTACCAAATTTATTTCCTGATACTTCATGCTCAAGTTCAGCTTTTTCTCTTTGTTTCTGAGTAATTTTATTGCTCTTTAAAAGATAATCACCTATATTCATTATACAGATGCTATAATCATTTCTAAATCACATGAACCGCTATTTGCATCAGCTTGAATATTTGTTAAACTTCCAAAAGCTGTATCAGAAGCAGAATCAGCATCCTGGGTTGCATTAAAAATGTCTACCATACCTCCAGCATTATCAGCATTCAAAACAAAAGATTGCCCTGCATCAAGTTTAATAGCAACTTCATCATTATCTTGATTCCTAAATGTTAATGTAATAAAATTTGTGCCATCTAAATTAGTAAACCTTATATATCTTACATCAGCTGCGATGTAATGTCCAGCTGAAGCAACAGCTGTACTAAATGTAGCTACTGTAGCTTCGGTAACTGTAATGGTAAAAATCCTTTTAGTTACTTCACTAATACTTGCAACTGACCTAGTATGAGATGAATCCATTGTACCACTGTCAAGTGTTATACTCTCTGTTAATTTGCTTGTTAATGTCGCCATTAATTTCTCCTATTTTCCCTCTATAAGTTCACCCCATAGAGAAGTTTTTCCATTAATTATTTGTACCATGTGAACTGTAAAAAGTCCACCTCTAAAAAAATCTACTACTGCAAATGCATGAGCCCATGTTATAGCTCTTCCTTTAAGCCATTTATTTTTTTCATGACTCATATCTTTTAAACATCCTGCACTCCAAGCTGATTTAGGCCCATCAATATGAGTAACTGATGCTTGTTGCAAACTATGGTGATGACCATACATTACATTTCCACCTAATTGTAAATGAGCCTTTGCATGATGAAGTCCAGCTTTATGATGCCCATGGTAAAAATGTAATTTACCTTCTCTTAACCATTTTTCTGGAGGCAAACCAGCAGGATATACTTTATATCCTCTTTCTTTAAATCTACATGCTTCTTTAAATTTATATTGAGGCAAATATGGATGTTCATTTACAAACATATCCAACCATTCATCATGATTCCCAGCGCATATATACTTCTTTTTACAATTTACTTTATCTAAAGATTCATCAATATCATCAAGAAACTGATTTACACTTTTAATATCTTTTTCTATTTCTGGAGTTATATATTCTAATGGCGGCCTCTTTTTTCTTGCCCATTGCCAATGTGAAACGCTTTCCCATTCTCCTAAATCGCCTAAATCAATATATATATCAGGTTTAACTATTTCGATAGCCTGTTTAACTACACTTATTGCAGCTTTATCATGTAATGGAACATGTTTGTCTGGAGTAACAATAGCTCTTTTAACTATTCCCTTACTTTTTTTAGTCATAAAGACCTCAATTTATTTCAAAAAACTATTTTTTATCTTTCTTTTCTTTGGTGTCTTTTTCTTCATCAATCATGCCTTGAATAAATTCAATTGCACCTTGACATTTAATGAACATTTCTTTTGCTTGTTCTTGTTGGTTTTTAAGATTCTCTAATTTCTTATTCAAATCTTCCATTAATATTCCTTTATTTTATTAAAATTATACGGCAGCTCCATCTGTATTAGCAGTAGGTGCTGCACTATTAATTCTTAATGTTCCATCATTTGCTACAAAAAGAAATGAGGATGTTCCATTAGCTGATACCATCTCTATATATGGAAATTCATTTGAATCCTTTCTTTTCATAATCAACTTACCTTGAGTTACAGTATTTACTCCTACTTGCAATACTCCATCTGTGCACTCTACCTCAGAAAGGCCATCAGAAGTTCCTCTGCATTTTAAAGATTGTGTTATAGTTCCATTTGCTAAAACATTTAAAAACATTGAACCTTCTGCTGCATTATCACTAACTTCAGTTGCATAAGTATCAATTTCTGCATATGTTCTTGCAGCAGAACCACCAGCATCAAGACTTGTAAACTTTAGAGAACCTAAGTAATCTCCAGCATTTGGAGTAGAATTTTTCTTTATTACCACATCTGGTGCATCATTTGTGCTTCTTGCCGCATCACTTTGAATTCTTAAAGCAGTAGAATTATGAGTTGTAGTTATTTGAAGTAAATCTTCACTTTGGTCCCATAACATATAATTAGAAGCAGTTTCTCCAAAAGCCTTAAAATCACATCCAGCACCATCTGCGCCTAATGTTAAAGCACACCTAGCATCTGAAGCATTACCAGCTAAAGTCATAGCAGTTACATCGGATGAATCACTAAATACATGCCATGTAATTTGTCCTGCTTCACTTGCAGCGACACTATCAACAACTTCTCCTTGTATATAAGCAAAAGCTTCCGCATTATCATAACCTGCACTTCCACCCTCTTGTATTGCCTGAAAAACAATTCTTCCAATATTATCACCATCTGCAGCTGCTTCACCTGTTTTAGCAAAAGTTAATACTGCTGGATTTTCACTATTCGTGCTAGTTAAGTCATTTTCAATAATAACATTCGGTTGATAACTTGCAGTTCCAGTAATTTGAACTTTTTCTGCAGACATTGCAATTGTTTCAGTAGTTCCTTCAGTAAACTTCATCATTGTATCACCACCAACAACAATATCAAGAATATCTGAGGTACTTTGCCTTATATATGTATCACCACTTGTACTTCCATCAAACCTTAATTTTTTAGTACTAGATAAAACAATATCATTAGTAAATTTTACATTAGAAGACGTATCTAAAGTAATTGCAATATCACCATCTGATGCATATATATAATTATTGCCAAGTTTTATACCTGATGTAGCTGTTAATAAACCTGCAACATTACCAGTTGAATTTGCAGAAAATATTCCATTTACAACACATGTTCCAGACGCAACAAGCAATCCCGTAATAGTCAAAGCATCATCACATGTAATAGTATTTGTAATATTACCACCTGATATTGTTAAGTCACCTGCAATTGTTAAATCACCATCAGAAGCTAACTTCATCATAGTATTAGTTCCTAATACATCTGTTCCTTGATTGAATAATAAAGGATGGTCAGTAGTATCACTTGCATCATAACCAACACTCCATCTAGTAAGATTAGAGGCAAATACTATAAAAGCGTCATAAGTATTAGAAGATGAAATCATCAAAGCATGATAATTATCAGCATCACCACTTCCTATTTGTGTAATACTATCTGTTTCATTACTTATAAATTCAGAATTACCAAATGTAACTTTGCCACCTGTAACTGTTAAGTCGCCTAAAACTGTTGCATTTCCACTTGAATCAATTGTTAATGTGTTTGTTATTGTATTGCTTCTTGTTGGAGACCCCGTACCACTTGTTCTATTTCCAATCTTAAAATTGCCCGAAGTATCAGAATGTAATTCCCATACATCTCCAGTATCATCAGCATTATCTGCTCCTAAAAATAATACAGCTTCTTGTCCTTCAATCCCTAATATTGATGTATATCCACCATTTGTTGTATCTGATGTTACTGTGAATATATTCTCAGAACTTGAATTTGAGACAGATAATGTATTACCTGTAGATAAATTTAAAGATTTACTTCCTGTACTTGTTGCTCCTGATAAGACTTCATCAACCCAATTTGTTGCCATTAATTACTCCTTATAGCCTTGGCACACTTAAAAATCTTACACCAGACTTTCTATGTGGCCATCTTTTAATTCCTTTTGTATACATTTGCATATGATATTGAGCTTGCTGCAAATTCCCCATATTTTCATAAATTCTACACTTAATATAATCCAACACATATTTATGAAGACCTGAATCAACCCCTAAGTCTGATTTTAAGTCTTCAGTAACAGCAGTTGCTTTTTCATATTTTGAATGATAAGTTAATCTAATCCCATTTGTTACTGTAGACCCTTGATAGGTATCATATTTTTCCAATGTTCTTTCATCTGATGTTGCTGTTGTATCTTGAGTTAATATTGCAAGCCTATCATCATCATTGTACCAAGCAAAATAATTATTTGGATATGTTCTTTTATTTGTTGCCATATTATTCTCCTATGTTAATGATTCGGATGCTTCATCTGTATCACCCCTTAATAACTTATGAGAGTCTGTTAATTTAGGTATCATAACATATCTATCATTAGTATCTTTAATTTCTACTTTCGTTATACCAATAACAGAATCGTCTAATTCATACCACCTCTTCTTTTCTTCTAAATTTGCTGTTGATGATACTGAATAATTCTTTTTACTTGATGCAATATCATCTAATGCATCATTAATTAACTGAAACATATATTGCTCAGATTGTCTTCCAAAAATCTT